CACGGGAGCTGCAGATCATTTTCAACGTTGACTCGAACCCCGCGGCCGTATTTGAGATCTTTAATTACTAGGCAGTTTGGTTTTTTGATGATGCAGTCGCTAGTACCCTTTGCATTTCCAATCCCCAGGGCATGTCCGTAAATCACTTCTCGCTCAACATGTAATTCACCGTCGTTTCCGACGCTGCTGAATACGTCTTGAACATAGACGGCTACCGCCTCGATCATCTCTTGAGTTATGTGCACCTCAGTGTTCTCGACCTCAATGGTGGTTCCAAGAAGTCCATCAAGAGCAGCTTCTTGTTTCAAGACCTTAGCCGCAACAAGATGTGCCACAGTGCCCTCGCGGGAGTAGGGGCTGGCAATGTCCGGTAAGTCGTGTTCAGCCCGCAAGCTGCCAGGGCATAGGCCCACACGAGTCATACGGCTCGGGCGCAGAGAGTCAGTTAGCATCTTTAGACCCCCACCAGCGCGTCTTTTGCGGCTTTTAGAACGTCTGCGTAGGTGTCTGACCGCAAGTCGGGCACCGATTTGGCGTCAAACGCTTTCAGCAGTTCGACCGCGGCGGCTCTACCTTTGCGATTGGCCAGCTCAATGATTGCTGCTGACACGGCCCGCAAGTCCTCGGGGGTTCTCGTTCCCTTTTCCGTTTCTGCTTGTCCCGAGCTACCTAAAGGGGGTGTTGGGGCGCTAGGTAAAACACTCCCCTTTAAGGCCATTGGGAGGGTCTCCTTGAGGAGCTGATTCGTTCGTTTCAGCTCTTGGGTAAGTGCTGCCATCTGGATCGACAGGTCTTGGCGGTCTGTCTCGGTCATGTGTTCTCCATACAAATCTTACTCGTTTGGTTTGGTGGCGTAAATATTAAACCACAACAAATCGGATGTGCAAGGGGTAATTGGTAACGGCCAAAAAAAACGCCCAAAAGGGCGTCTCGGACTGAAGGCGGGGGGGGGTTAAAGGAAGGCGGCCGAGCTACCGGGGTTGAGATCGAACTTGGGGTCCTCTAACCCGCGAATTAGGAAGGCGGCCTGCTTGTAAGACTTCACCAGCAAGGCCCGAATGCCTAACGCTGAGCAGTCTGCCTGCATGGACATCATTCGATAGGAAAGGTCATCGTGCTGGGAGACATCGTCGTGGATGAGCAGCAAAAGGTATTCCTTATCGTGCCCGAAGGCCATGGTCTTCGCTAGCAAAAGGTCGACAACCTCGGATGCGTAGGCATTGATGCTGAACACCGGGGGGCGAAAGGGGTTAAGCACTTTAATTTCGGCGACGACCTGATTGGAGAAATAGTCAATTACGCGCTTACTGATACCTCTCTCCACGGACACGTTAATTGATGTCCACAGGGGGGCTGGAAGATGTTCACGGAGCAGTTCAGCATCGCGTTGCCGCCGCTGGGCAAGGCTTAAAAATCGTCGGCTTGCAAGGTAGTCACGCAATACCGGCTCCATTTTTTTAAGCCAGTTTTCAAGCCAGTTTTCGTCGTATTCTCGATGTTCAATAACCTGGGTAATGGTGTCCTCGTCAAGTTCGTTCCCAAAAACTTCAACGATGTGATTACGCAACTCCGGTATCTCTGCCCACCTCTCCGCAAGGCCGGCGACTTGTGCTGTTAAGGCGAGTTTTTTCTCCTCACGCCTCCACTTATCCTTATTTCTCTTAACGTGCTCCAAAACTCGTCGAATTGCCTCGGGATTGGCTGGATTTCCTTTCCAGTCAACTCGGGGAACGCCTTCGGCTATATCAATGAGAGCGTCTTCAAGCACCGCTTCAAGATTTGGTGAAAGAGGGCGCTTTGCCTTGGCGACTTCGGATTCGATGCCTTTGCCTGCGCATTCACGCTCCAAAACCTTTACAAGTCGCTTGTAGGGCTCAACCCTAGGGGCCGACTGGCCGTTTTCCCAGCGAGCAATCGCTTGTTGTGACACACCCACCATCTCGGCGAGCGTCTTTTGACGGATCGCAAGGGCGCGACGGTCAGCTTCCAGAGCTTTGGCAAACGTTTTCATGGACACAATCGTTCAGTTGTGAAGCCGATTTATAACACCGTTTCAACAAATTCGCAATTTTTTACTCGTTACAAACTGGTAATTGTGGAATCCACGGGCTAGAATCCTATCGGACCGCTCCCCTTCAGCACAAAAAATGACCCAATCTGTCGAGTCCAACCAACGCTCGGGAATTGCCGAGGCGCTAACCCGGATAGGTAGCCAAACCGAACTTGCTCGGCTTCTGGGTATCAGCCAGCAGGCCATAAGCGTTTGGGTGCGCCGTGGTTGGGTACCAGCCGAGCGTGCCCGCGAGATCGAATATCACACTGGCGTCGCGCGGCAATCCCTGATCAAACCCCAACTCAGGCAGCTCCTGAACATTCCCGATGGGTAATCACGCTTCACATCCGCGAATACAGGTCGTGAATCACCCCATCTACAACAACGAGACACTAACTTATGCGGGACGAGGCACATTTAGGAGCAAAACCAGAGGACTGGATCCACTTTGATATAGCACTCGGGCTTGGACCGGATTTACTACCGGTCGTCTGTGACTATGAATCAAAAATATCTGCGAATTCTTCAATTAAGAAAATCGGAAAAGTACCTTCACTCTTCAACAAATCGGGCGAAGTAGTGGGGTTTAAAGACTGGACCTCTCATCAGTCAAGCGATTCCGAAATTACGCGATGGATGAAAAATCCTAAATTAGGGATCTGCATACAAACGAGGGGTGTACGTGGCCTTGATGTTGACGTGCCAGATCGGGAGAAAGCGAAAGAGATCGCGGATTTTATTGACCAGCGTTTAAGCACACGCCTTCCGAAACGTATCCGCCCCAATACCGGGAAGTTTCTAGTGCCCTTCAGATTGAGTGGCGAACACGGAAAACGTGAGTTTCCGGTTCAAGGGGGGATAGTCGAGTTTTTGGGGGATGGTCAACAATTTGTATCGGTGGGCACCCACGAGTCCGGTGTCCGATATGAATGGGAGGGGGGTTTACCTGTCAATATCCCGACCTTGGAACCGGATGTCTGGGAGGACTTGTGGGTAGCGCTTGTTGATGCGTTTGCGATCGGAGCCCCCACTGAAGACCAAGCTGCGCCTCGCAAAAAAGGTTCTCATATCGCTATGCCCGACGATGTCGCAGATTATCTTCGCTCGAGCGGGCTAGCTTTAACTACTGACAAGAACAACAACATCCTGATCAAGTGCCCTTGGGAAGATCAACACACGGGCGGTTCAACTGGTGACGGGTCGACAATTTACTTTCCAGCAGGCACGAATGGATACATGCGCGGGCATTACAAGTGCTTGCATGCGCATTGCCGGGCGCGTACCGATGAAGAATTCTCGAGTGCCTTGGGTTACGTTGCAAGCCTGTTTGAAGTATTACCCGTCACGCCGAGTGCACCCTTACCATTACCTAATTTTTCCCGAGATCGTACTGGCCGGATCAACGCTACTGTAAGTAATGCAACTTTAGCCGTACGTAGGTCTGATATTTGTGGAATCGAAATTGCCCTTGACCTATTCCGAGACGAGATCATGAAAGCCGCTCCGGGATCTGGTCAATGGCAAACCTTCACCGATGCGGATTACACCCGTATACGTATCGCTCTCGAGAAGCACGGATTCAAAGCGGTTAGTCACGAAATGATCCGTCAGATAGTTTGCTTAGTGGCTGAAGAAAATCAATTTGACTCCGCCCAACTTTGGTTGGGGACGCGGCAGTGGGATGGAAAGCCGAGGGTGGAAACGTTTTTTACGAAGTATTTTGGGGTCGAAGATTCTCTCTATGCGCGTGCGGTGTCAAACTACCTATGGACAGCATTAGCAGGCCGAGTGATGAGCCCTGGTGTGAAGGCAGATATGGTTCCGATACTCGTGGGCCCACAAGGCGCTGGCAAGAGCACGGGCATCGCCGCCATGGTTCCTTCGCTTGATTTTTTTACCGAGATAAGTTTCCACGAAAAAGAAGAGGATTTGTCTCGCAAGATGCGCGGTCGGCTCATTGCTGAAATCAGCGAGCTGCGGGGGCTGAGCACGAAGGACCTCGAAAGTGTGAAGGCGTTTTGCTCTAGGCAAATCGAATCTTGGGTTCCAAAATTTCGAGAGTTTGCTGTGAACTATTCGCGGCGCTTGGTCCCGATTGGGACGACGAACAGCGATCAATTCTTAGCAGATGAAACTGGCAACAGAAGGTTTCTACCACTACGAGTCAAAAACGTTAGGGTTGACGATATCAGACGTGATTGTGTGCAGCTGTGGGCGGAAGGGCGAGAAATGTTCCAGTTGGTAGGGGTTTGTTGGGCGGGTGTTGAAGATCTTGCCAAAGAAGCTCATGAAGAACACACCATTACGGATGCATGGGAGGAGCCGGTAAGTAGTTGGTTAGTGAAGCCTTATGACTTAACAAATGAGAGGCCTATTGACAGGCCCTATTTGTTATTGATTGACGTGCTGTCGCAGGCAATCAACATGGACGCTCGGAGCGTTACACGTCGAGAGGAAATGCGAATTGCAAAGGTTTTGCGAAAGCTCGGCTATAAGCCTAAAAAAGTTCGAGAAGGGGTACGGGTTTTAAATGGGTGGTTTCCAGCTCGTTCCGACTGCTCAGATTGGTGGCCGCAACGTTCGGGAAATGAGAGCGGTGCGGGTGTGCTCACCGTTCCATCTGTTCTGACTGAAGTCGTATGAGAGGTTGGAGATTACTTATTAGGTATGTGAGGGGTATTGATAGTAAATCGGATGGAGCAAAAGGAACGGTCGGAACGAAGGTTGGTTGAGCTTGATCGATAGAACACCAGCCACCGAGTTTTACCGAGTTAATCACCGTCGGGACTGGAAGGCATCGCATGAAGAGAGATGATATCGAGTTGAAAGAACAACCTTTATTTGGAAGCGCCGCTGCCGCGGCAGCCTTTGCGCTGAACTTTGATGGCCAAAACTACCAAAAACCCGCAATTTCACAACTCATTACTTTTAAAGCTGAATGTGGAAAAGGACTTGGTGGGCTAGACGGTGCCGCACAGTCGGGGATGATACGAGCGGAGCTTGCCGCAATCGGACTTATTGGTGAAGCGGTCATCGTCGCCGACGTCGCTCCGAAGTCGAGACCCTGTCATTGCAGGGCGCCTTGTTGTTGCGGTGAGATCACAAACCCGGAATGGGCGGCGGCTATTGGCTTTTTATCTAACGTCGCCAAAGAAATGAAAATTTGTCCTAGCTATATGAATGTGCGATCTAATTTGTTGCGCCGTTTTTTCGGCGTGTCGCTTGAAATTACCGAAATTGCTCGAATGTGCGGGGTGAGCCGAGAGACGGTCAGCATTCACAACTCAAAACTGGTATCGGCTTTTAAATTGCTGAAGAAGAAAGCTTGGGCCGACTTTGATCATCGACTGTTGCAAGCAGGCATGATTGAAAAGTAAAGATGCTTGACACTCCGACATATAGTGTGGAGAATTCACGTCAATTCAATAAACCCCCGCAATCCCTCTAAG